CTTGGCGTCGGCAAGGGCAAGCGCCAGTTGAGGGCGGGCGTTGTTGCGCCCGCTCTCGACCTCCTCATACTCGGCGATCACGTCATAGGGTTCGAGCGCCTTGCGTTGAGCCGCAAGGCCAAGCCCCGAGCGACCTTGCTTGTCTGTCGAGACGCGCAGATAGGCGATGTATTGCACTTCACGCGCCCCCTAAAATGAATTCTACACGCCGCGCCGCATCAGGATTGGCATTTAGCCAAGCGTCGGGAATGCGGTCCAGTTTCTCCGCGAAAACCCATGGGTCATCCTCGGCATCCGAAATCCAATTTAAATATTTGCGGCCCTTGGCCTCCGCCGCGCGCTCGGCCTTTTCTGCGGCCAGTTCCGCTTGATTTTCGGGCGTCGAAATCACGCGACAGTCGCGATAGACGTTGCGTCCTTTGCGGTAGATTTTACCCCGCTGCAACACATCGTCGGCGGCGTATCCGGTGGCGCTCGTCACCTCAATTGTGAAGGTGTGTTGTCCGCGCCTCTCGCCGTAACTTTCTTTCACAATAGTCCCGGCAATTGTGCGGGTGCCGAGATGCGTCGGGCGGCGGTACGAACCGCCGAAAACGGCTTCGCTAAATTCGATTACAGTTCCGATAGTCAAGTTCATTTTCAGGCTCCTATAGCGGTGAAAATTACGATAATTAGGCCAAGGGTCGCCGCGAATGCGACGCCCTCGACTATCATTTTGATCGTGTACATCACCCTTCCATCATCCGATTCATGGCCTCCGGAAACCGCTGGCCAGCATCGGCGTCAGCTAGGTGGCGTGCGATTAGGTCGTCGGTGTGTTGTCGAAACAATTCAAGGGTTTCGAGCTCTTGGTCGACCATCAATCCTCTGTTTTTGTCAAGTATCGCAATCACCCGCTTGTTATTTGGAATGATGCTCCTTAGCATCTTGCGGCGCCATATGGCCGGTGCGCTGCTTTCGGGATCGAACCTTGCGTCAGAGTGCGGGCCGTAAGCTTTAAACGTCACTTTATTAGCGATTAGCAGTGGTTCGATTGCCGTGCGGGCTGCATCGCGAGACGTGTAAGCTTTGACACCCAACAATTCGCTTTCGATTAACTTGTCGGTAATGGCGCAATAAATGTCGGCGGTGATACATTTTGCTTCATTGGTCATTGTTTGTTTCCTTTCGTGGGTTTCCGAGACGCCCTTGCGGGCGTTTCGACCGGTTCCCGCCCGGTCTCTTCAGTCGGACTAAGCGGCTTCTTTGACTTCGGCTTGCTGTACTTCGTAGCAATAGTCGGCAGCTTGCTGGGCCTTCGCCGCCGCCGTGAATATCGCCTTCGGCTCATTCTTAAGGCGCTCAATCCAATTGTTGAGGTACTTGGCGTGATCGGCTCGCGGCTCTGGCGATATACCAAGCGACCCGCAAAGCATAGCCGCGCCTAGTTCGGCGACCAGTTCCTCGGCGGCGTAATCTTTCGTTCCGTGGCCGGTCTTAAGATTGCGGTCTAGGCGGCTCTCGTGCCCGGTCCAATGTGTTAGCTCGTGAAGCAAAATTGCGCTGTACGCTTCCGGGCTAGTGAATTGAGACTGTTTCGGCATGTTTATGAAGTCGCGGCTTGGGACGTAGAATGCGCCGGAAGGGTCGGCGCTCGTTACAATAGCGCCCGCGCCCGCCGCGAATTGGTCGGCGACCGTGTCCGGCATGTCGACGAACTTGGAAGCGGACGGTTGCGCCTCGTATCCGTCGACCTGATCGGCATTGAACACCTTAAACGTCCGAAGCAATTTGACACTTTTGTCTTCGCCGGTTTCCTTGTCCTTCACTATGATCGGCTTGTATAAGATCACCATCTCGCCGCGCTCGCCCTTGCGGACTTGTGCGCCCATCGCCTGCCATTGCTTGTAGGTCGCCCAGTGGCCTGACGTGTATCCGGCGGCGGCGCGAGCCATGCCGAGTATGAGCCAGTTGATGCCCTGATAATGTTTGCCGGTCGACATCGATAGCGGCCCGTCGCCTTGCGGAACAGCCCAACTTTTCGTCCAGTCGGAGCCGTGCGCCTCCATTGCTTTGATTACCTTGTCGGCAACGGCGCGATGAATGTCGGCGGTGATACATTTGGTTTGCTTAGTCATTGTTTGTTTTCTTTCGTGTTTATCAACTATCAATAAGATATCGATTGGATATAATGATTGCAAGCTTTTTATCAACTTTTCTTCAGGGGGCCGAAAATGGCGGAAGATCAAGGGGTTCGTGGCGTCATGCTGCGGCTGCGGGGCGAGACGCATGATAAATTGAGGGACGCGGTGAGGCTGTCGGCGCATAGAAGTATGAGCGCTCTTGCGGATGATCTATTGAGCGACGCATTGGATAAATTGATTGAGGCGCGGGCGTCATCCGTCGACCGCCTTATTCGTGGCGCGCAGTGAAGCGGGGCGGCGGAAGGGCGAAGGGCGCGGCCTTCGAGCGCGAGGTGGCGGGGATGATTGAAGCGGAAACCGGCGTGCGCTTGCGGCGCAATCTCACGCAATATCAAGAGCGCGGGTTGTGTGACCTTGTGCCGGTCGAAGAATGTGCGTGGCCGTGGTCGGTCGAGTGCAAGCGATACGCCGAAGCGCGACCCGGCATGGTGGAAGCGTGGTATCGGCAAGCCTGCGAGGCGGCGCAAGCGATGCGGCAGCTTCCGGCCCTCATATATAAGGGCGACCGCCGCCCGATCACGGTGCGGGTGCCGCTCGTGGCGTTTATTATAATGAGCGGTGGCGACGGCGCTTGCCCATGGAAGCGGTGCGCCGACGTAAGTTTCGAGGACTTTTGCTATATCACGCGGGAGCTTTTGGCGGGCGAAATGGGCGGAAAAGCGTGTGATTGAGGCATTTTTCGGAAAAGTGCCGTGTGACGGCGTGTGATGGCGTGTGTGATTGGCGCGGAAATGGGATATGTAATGGAATCAACGACTTACAATAGGCTCGTGCGGTTGATAGAAAACAGTCACATGCAGCAACCGCATAGGTGTGTGTGTTCCCCCCCCTTTAGGGGGGAACAACCACACGGGCAGAATTCGGAGGTCTTAGAATGAGGCGAAAAAGGCAAAAACCCGACAGGGGCATCAATAGGGTATTCGGGGCGAATGATAGGGTATATCGGAAAATCCAAAGCGCCTTGATCGAATATGATAAGGGCGTGGCGGAAATAGAGCGGGAGTGGGGCTTTGAGCGATTGCCCGAGTTGGTGTCTCCGGGGTTGCGTGAGCGCTTCGAGAACCAAATGGATCGCCTAGACGCGGCGATACTTGCGGATGACGTCGATGCCGTTGAGACACAAGCGGGAGGTGCGTTGCGGGCACATCAGGCGCTTGCGGCGGAGGCGGAGGCAATGGGCCACAAGCCTTTAACGGGCCAGCACTACGCCACCGAGACGCCCGATGGGCGGGCTTTCTGTATCGCGCCCTCGCCAGCGGAAGCCCGGCGGGTGCGCGACGAGCGCCCCGACGCCATTGTCTATTGCGCGCGAGAGGTCGCGGCGATTGTCGCCTTGTTCGAGGACGGCGAACTTGTGCAAGCTGTGAAGGAGGCGTTTCCCGGTGCGACCATTGCGGCGATTGCGGACAAGGGGGAGGTGCCGGATGACGAAATCCCTTTCTGACGAGATGCCGGAAATCAAGCGGCAATGGTCTGTTTTGCCCGTTAGGGCGTTGCTGGATCGAAAATTGAGCGAGAACGAATTCCGCATTCTGGCGGCGATGTGCATATATACCAATTCTCACGGCGTTTGCTGGCCGGGCGGAAAGACGTTGGCGGCGATTGCGGGTGTCGATCAAGCAACGGTGTCGCGCACGATTGCACGCCTTGGGAGGGCGGGATATGTCCGCCGCCTTGAACCAAAAGATTATCAAATGGAATTCGCAAAGTTCGGAAAGATTGCGCGTTATCAAGTGATGTATCGCGAGGACGCGCCGCTCCCGTCGTGGGAGGAGGTCCAATCTTCTATGGTCCTCGCCCCCGTCGATGAAGTGCCTGCCTCGCATATAAATGACAAGGGGTCTGGGGACGATGACGAATTGGTGTCTCTCTCTCACTCTCTCGCGCACGCCTACCTGCGCGCCGTGACGCGGGTCACCGGGCAAACGCGATCATTCGACAACGAAGTGCGGCACGCCCGCAAATTGGCGGCGGATGGCGCGACGGTCGAGGCGGTGACGGTGGCGACCGAGGCGACCTGCAGGGACTGGCTGTCGAAAAGAGCGGGCATTCCGGCGCTGTCCGACGTGGCGGCGACGATGCGCCACAGGCAAATGGACGTTTGCACGGGTGCGGTCGTTTGAGCGGGGTGCCGGGCGGCCCGACGCGGCCCGCGAGGGCGACCCCTTGCCCCCCCCCGCCCCGCGCTCTGTCTATGGGGGTATCCCACAAAATTTTC